TATTTCAAGCGTTTTCCCGTCTGCTCTAGCTGCAAATTCTAGACGTGCGTAAATGCTGTCTAGTTTCAATTCAGTACCTAAAATTGTGATGCTTTTTTCTGCGTTTGATTTTATTAAAATTGCCATAATTGTTTTTTATACTATTGTTAATATTCCTAAATTATTCCAAATATCACCCGTTACTAATCCTACTGCTGAGGTTGGTAAATTAGGTGCATTTAAAACTCCGTTACCTTTTACTAAAAATAAATTGTTTGTATTTGCTGAATTTCTAACTCTTAAAGCTATATCAGTTGACAAAGCACCACCTGCTTTTACGTCAAGTTTTGCGCCTAAAGTATCAGTCAAAGGGTTATAACCAAATCCAACTTTTTGTGTACCATTCATCCATAATGCCACTTGACCAGTACCATCTGTAATAACAACATTTTGAACAAATCCTGCTGGATAAGAAGTACCATTCATTCCAATAAGAGTGTTGTAACTTCCAGTTGTGATAGAAACACCAGTATTACATCCTATAAATGTATTTTGAATACCACTTGATAAATACAACCCAGCACCAGAGCCTATAAGTGTGTTATTATTTCCTGTAAAATTAGATGCTAATAACCCACCTCCAGCCCTGAAACCTAAGAACGTGTTATTACTTCCAGTAGTTAAATAATTACCAGTACCATATCCGATTGAAGTATTTGAGTTTCCTGCTCCCGTACCATTTTGAAATATACCAATGCCAAAAGAAGTGTTACTTGTTACTGCACCTTTACCATAGTTTGTTAAAGTTTTATTCGTGGAGTCAAATAATAAACCACTATCTTCTTGTAGTACATTACCCGTTCCTTGAAATAAAATTCTTCCAACAGTTCCTGAAGTTATTGGAGTTGTTCCAACTGTGATGCCACTAGAAACCGCTATATCACCAGCCCCTAGAATACTAGCCCCCCCAACAGTCTTTATATTAGTTCCGCTTACTAATGTATCTTGTTTTAAAGCTAAAGCATCATATACAGCGTTACTCGTTACAGGATTCAAACTTCCATCTATTATTGCATTCTCAATTGGTATATTAACAGTTATTGCCATACGATATTTATTATTTCATTTTTTAATGTGGGTAATGTTGTCGATGTTGTAACTCCATTTATAATAAAGTCATATGTAGTGTCGGGTAATATTATTACATTGCCATACTGCTCACTTGCAACAAATGAACTATCTGAATTTTGAGCCGTTGAATTGTCTAGTAATAAGTCTTGATTTGAATTACTCAAATAATTTACCGTGCCTAATAAATCTAAATTTTGATTCTTGTAATTTACAATAGTATCTGGAGCAACAATTTGATCGTTACTTTCCGCTTGATGTTCTGTTTGCTCGATTAAATCTAAATTAGAGTCAACCAACTGTATAATACTATTTTTAATAGGTTGGTCAAGAAATCCACCGCTAGGAATATAACCACTATAAAGAGTAGTATCATCCATTGAATGAATGTCGAAAGTTGATGGTTCACAAGATGAGGGTGTTATATGGGTTACACTTACAGGTACTTTGCATCTACCGTGAGATGGTATTTCAAATCGAATATCGGCGTAATAACCGACAAGATTGTCAAGCTCACGATCCGAAATAAATATACCTGTTGGGTCGTCCAAAATAACAATATCGTCATCTCCATAGTCATTCCACCATACACGAATGTCACGCAACAATAAAGATGTGTCATTTGCATTCTCAACAACATCTAATCTATCGTCATTTATACGCTCGTAAACATACACTCTCAATGTGTGAATATTCATAGCTCGACCGATTACAACATCAATCGGTGCAATAAAAAGCATTGGGAATTCGTCACCACTTGTTATAATAGGCGCTCTATGGTCATCAGCTTCCCACTCAACACGCCTTAATTGACCATGTCCAGCAACAAATAAATCAATTGCATCTTTTATTGTGATAAGCGTATTTATAGCCATGTCGTATCTGTTTTGAAGTTAACATTCTCATCAGGTGCTTTAATTTGCTTATTCAATTCTGCTAGATATTCAGGATAATTTTCTTTATTTAAATCTAGGAACGCACGAAAATTACCTTCATAAACCTTTGCAAATTTCAAAACATTATTACGAATGTACTCAACAATTTGTATTCCCTCACTTGCTGAATAGTCACCACTTTGGGATTGTAAACCCTTATTTGATACCCTAAATGAAAGGTTAGGAATAGCATCATAAGCTGAATAAAAAGCTACAACAAATTGAATGAAGTTGATTAATTCATCTTCCTCAGCCGTTGTAGTACCACCATTAAATGCAGTTAATAAATGGTTAGTGAAATTATAGCCTAGTATAGGTTGCACATACGTTTTGACTGCCATTTGTAGATATGGTGCTAAGTCTTTAGCATCAACATTCTGAGTAATGTGAGTGTTATTTTTAATAAATTGCTCGGTTACAAAATAAATCATTGTGCTAATATTTCTGATATTGTTTCTAAATCTATTCCGTAAGCTGTTAATCGTGTACGTGCTAAAGGCTCTGATAATCTACCCTTTGAGAAATCTCGAATAATTCTCATCATGTCCATATTTTCCTTAGCTGTCAAACCTCTGAGAACACTATTAGTAGTGTCTTCAAAATTCTCAACCGAGGTGTTACTATTAGTTGATTTTCCGTTAACCGTTGCACTTTCAATACTTTCAATAACTTCTTTTACTGTCAGAATATCAGTTTCATTTATCTTTAATTTTGTAGTTATTCCACAAATAGAAGATAATTCGTTAAAGAAATTTTCGATAGTTTTTCTGTTTTCTGTAACCCAAAGCTTTTTAAATTGCTCCGCTGAAAATTCAATCTCATCGGAAGCTCCTAAACTACCAGCAATTCTAACCCCCATTAATGCGGGGTTAAGATTATGCGAAATAGCAACCTCCTCTTTGTATTCTTTGCTCGTTTGCTCAAACAAAGCATGATTATCAGTAGTGTTTATTACATCAATTTCGGGTAACAAATCCTTTGAAGTCGCCTCAACTTTCATTGCCCTGCCATAATTCTTAGCCCCCTTCGCATTGTTTCTCATTCCACTCGTCCACAAATCTCTCTCGTCAGGTGACATTATGTAAGGGTATCGGTAAACAACACTAGGTTGAATTCCATTTTCAATAGCTGATTTATGGAGTAAAGCTATGTCAGCTCCTACTTTTTGCCAATTCGCAGACGACACCCAATCAGGCATGCCATACGATTTAAATCCACCAACTTCATTACGAAGTTCAATTATTTGCCATTCGTCTTTATTTTCAATAGAAAAAGGCTTAAAAGCTAATTGACTTGCTGACCGTGTCCAATCTCTCGAGTAAAAATAATCGGATGGAAAATCTGAAAATAACCCAATATGATTATTTCTTATACTCTCAGGATCTACTAATTTGAAATGAGTGTATTTGTTGTATTGTTTTGAAAAATGAACAAGCGCAATAACTCGCCCATGCTTTATGAAATCTAATGTACTTTTTATACTAGATTTCGAAAAGTTGGACATTGACTCAAACTGTTTGATTTGGATTTTTTCAGCAACCGAAAGAGCGTCATAATTTTCCCACTCATAACCATTTCCAATAACACTATACTTCTTGAAATTACAACACGCTTGGTGCATTGGAGATGAGATGTATAGCTGGTTAAGTATTTGAGGGTATAGATTTTCCTCACCAAACATTACCCAGGAAGTACCACGGCTGTAATAATCATCGACAAAAGGTTGAGATAAATCTTGCCCCTCTGTGTTTATTGAACGAAAGCACTCAACATTCTTATTCTCAACTTCTATCTGTTGTGGTTCAACTATTTTATTTCTACTAAAAAACCCCATAAATGTTATTTATTTAACAACTATAAAACCACGTTGTAAAACACGTACAGTCGTTTCCTCTATTAATAATGTTTGAATTTCGCTCTCATAAATCTCATAACTCCATTCGCCTTCTAATAAATATACCTCCCCTAGTAAAGGGTCAGGACTTGCAACCTCTGTTATGACTAGCAAATCATAACGAACATTGGAAGCAACTGAATTTTGAAGTGAGCAATTGACAAAGTAATCGTCTATCGAAAATTTACTTTTAAAAACAATAAGGAAAAAAGGGTTAAGCAATTGACTTCGCTCACTTACCGTTACCACTATATTATTTACCATGCTTTTTTCTAAAACAAAATTGCTCATATTTTAAGTGGTAAAAAAAAAGGGTTTGTTAGCCAAACCCCTTTTAATTTTATTCTTGAAACAATTACGCTTGTGTAACTAATAACCCTTCAGCTAATACCGCTGAAATTTTGTACATCATATATCTTTCATTTTCAGAAAGTAATGTAACAGGCACTTGTTGACCAGCTGAACGAGTGTTGTTCGTAACCATTGAAGATGCACTTAAGCGCATTCCTTGGTCTGTTCCTAAAACCCACCAATCACCGTTATTATCTTCAACCGCTACAATCAAATCACGTCTACCACTTGCTAATAACATGATAGCATTTCTTTTTCTCAAGTCAATTCTACGGAATCCTAACTCAACTGTTTGAGAATAAGAATTCACATCCGCTACTAGATCAACAACTAATTCCTGAGAAAACATTGACGTATCTTTTGTTAATGGAAAATCATCGAAAGATGTTCCGACAGTTCTTGTTACCGCTGTAATTTCACCATCAGTATCAGCATTCGAAGTGTCTGTAACAGTCAATGTCAACACGTCCTCAAAACTACCAATGATAGCTCTTTTAATTGCCCCTAAATTGTTATCTCCACAGTCTTTTGGTATCCCGACCAAAGCAGTACATATACTCATTTTTTCTAATTTTTAAAGTTAATAATTAAGGGGGGTTAAATAATCAACCCCCCCGTTAATTAGAAGATATGGAAATATATTTCTTCTGAGTTAACGTATGTAGGTTGAAATTTGAAATCAACTCTAACCCCTACCTTGCGGTCAAGTGTTGTTTTCATGAAGTCAACAATGTTGAAGCCTAACTCCTCATCCATTAAGTCCTGAACGTTTGCTAGGTTGCTCCAATAAGTAGCAATAATAACATTGTCAGACGCTCCATCAGCTTTGTAAATCGGCACCCCTTGAAATGTCAAAGTGACATTTTCAATGAAGTACAAACCACTAGCTTTGTTATCAGCAACCGCATCAGCTAAAGCATCATAAACGTTTGTAGAAGCAATATAAACGAAATCTTTCATTCGTCTAACCGCCGCAGGTAAAACGTTACGTGCTTGTTTCAGTTTCGCAATAACGTTTGCATCAGTAATTGCAGAAGCAATACCACCGTTACCACCTGTTGGAACTAAAACGTTAACATCCGCAGTCATTAATGTTTCAAGACCATCAACTCCATTTGCAGCGATTGTTCCTGTAAATGTGATTTGTTCCATTTGCTCAGTCAATTCCACCGCTATTTGCTCAAAGAAGAAATTCATGAATGCAAATTGTTGATTGAATTGATTTGAACCTTTTGTCAATTGGTCACTCATGAATGCAATTTCCAACGAGCGAACATCGAAAACAGTACCATACATCAAAGGCTTTACTTCAAATTCTTTTTGCAATACAGTTGTATTGTCAGGATTAAAAGTCGTTGCACCAGCTTTAATTGACAAAGCAGAAGTAGTCAACCCTCCTAATTTCACACGGTCTTTCACTCCTAATAATTGACGGAATTTAGAGCGTGTTTTTTCTTCACCAATCATTGCCTTACGGAAATATTCTTGAGCATTTGTTGCATAGTCAGCCGAAGCATCCACGGTCATTGCCATTTGAATCTCTTTACCTTCAACAGTTGCAGGATCAAAGAATGATTTTTTAGCGTTGTTGAAATCCGCTTTAGAAAGCGTAATTTCTTTATCTCCTAATTTGAAGATTAATTCATTTACTGTACTCATTTTATTATTTGTTTTTGATTGCGTTTAAACCATCAGAAATCCTTCTCCACATTGGGCGTTGGTCTGACATTGATACAGGAAGGTCTTCTAATTTAGGTGCTTCCAACTCACCTTTAAGTTTTGCAATTTCAGCTATCAACTCTTCTTGAGTAGCTTCAAGTTTTGCAAGTCTATCATCCTCAACAGGAACGCCCGTTGATGGTGTTGATTCTACTGTTGGAACTTCCTCTAGTTTTTCTTCGATAGGTTTTTCCTCGATAGGTTTTTCCTCAGTTACCGGAACTTCTTCAACTGCTAATTCTTCTTTTGCAACATCTTCAATGACCGCTTCTTGGTCAGGTGTCACTTCTTTTGTTTCGGTAACAACCCCATCTTTCACAATATAAATTGTTCCATTAATTAAATGCTCACCATCCGGCAATACAATTTGATTTTTCTCCATTTTACTTAATTTAATTATTGATAAATTTATCAGAGCCTCAATAGAATAGGCATATTTCTTGTTTTGTTTGATTTCATTTTCCCAAAAAGTTTTATCTGTTACTTGACTCAAAACGACAAGCGTACCGATTGGAAGGTTTTTAAGATTGTAAGTTGAATAAGCTTTGTCGTTTCCGTCCTCAATTATCCAACTATCTAAAACATACGAAGGGGCAACGTCGCCATGATGGGTGTCTTTGAATAAATTTTCCTTTTCAAACGACCCATTACTTAATGCTATGTTGTGCATTTCGATAATCGTTTCTTTTGAAAAAACCATATTGTAACGACCTATTTCATCATTACGGAAAATCTTTTTTTCAGGGATAAGAAGCGGAGCACAAACTTGCATTTTCTCATCTGAGGATAAGTAAGCATTTAATGTTGTAGCCATCCTATCGTCTAGTCTTAAAGCTACATGAGGAACAAAACCAACTTTTCTAACCTCGTCATCTTCGTAGTCATCAAAGTATATTTGTCTTTTCCATTTATGGCGGCATCCATAAGAGCCTTTATAATCGAAAATATTATAGTTGCCAAATTCAGGATTTGAAAGACCGTTGACGATTTCCTCCTCCGTGTATAATTTACCAATGTTTAAAACCTCGCTGCAGAATTCTCTTGTTTTTGTGTCACTTGGGCCTGTATATTCATAGCGTACAAGCCATTGACCACCCCCACCTTTTTTTTGTACATCGTTGTAGCTTTCAGAATCTTCGACACCTAGATTTATTTCACGTGCTGATAGGTATTCTTCATCAGTAACCTCAACCCAATTTGAAGGCTTTACGATACCAACTGTTTTTAAATAATCTAAGATTTTTACGC